CATGGCGCACCATCCCGATGACGCCCAGCGCATGTCTGTGCTGCACCCCGTGCTCGCCTATGGCGAGATGAAAGCGTTAGAAGCGCGGTTGTCTGTCGCTCATGGCTCGACAGCGCCGTCCACCTATGTCAGCAAGGCGCGTCCCCCGATCCGGCCAGTCGGGAGTACGCCCAGTGGGTCCGTCGACGATCCGAGTGAGCTGGCGTTTGGGGCGGAGTATGTGTCCCGGATGAACAAGCTCGACCGTGATCGGCGCCGGCGATAATTCAGAGGACAGTATGGCAAATAGTCTTGTAACTCCGACGTGGTACACGAAGGAAGTGGCCCGAATTCTGGTGAACAACCTGAAATTCGCCGCCAACGTCAACCGTAGCTACGACGACGCCTATGTGCAGGCGGGCGCCAAGGTCGGCTACACCGTCAACGCGCGTCTCCCCCAGCGGTTCACCGTGACCACTGGTCAGGCACTGCAGACGCAGGGCATCAACGATCAATACGCGCCCATCACGCTTACCCACCAGAAGAACGTCGCCTACTCATGGTCCACGGCGTCGATGACGCAGGAAATCGAGATGGTGCGCGAACGTTACGTCAAGCCCGCCGCGACCGCGCTGGCGAACGTCATCGACTATGACGGGCTCAACACGGTGTTCACGGATGTCTACCAGTCGGTGGGCACCCCGGGCACCACGCCCTCGAGCAACCTGACCTACCTGCAGGCCGGCGCGAAGCTGACCAACAGTGCGACCCCGTCGGACGGTCGCGTGGCGGTGTTGGACCCGACGTCGATGGTGACGTTGGCGAATGCGAATCTGTCGCTGTTCAATCCGAGCGCGCAGATCAGCGAGCAGTATCGCGAGGGGCAGTTCGCGAGCCGTGCGCTGGGTGTGAGCGAGTGGTATGAGGACGCCAACGTGGCGAAGTACACCACCGGCACGTTCACCTCGAGCACGCCGTTGGTGAATGGAGCCAGTCAGACGGGCTCGTCGCTGGTGACGGACGGATGGGCGTCGAGCGCATCGTCATTGGCGAAGGGTGACGTGTTCACCATCGCCGGTGTGTTGTCGGTCAACCCGGTGAGCTATGCGTCCACGGGCGCGTTGCAGCAGTTCGTGGTGACGGCGGCGATCAGCGACACGTCGGGGGCGATGACCATTGCCATTTCGCCGTCGATTGTCACCAGCGGTCAGTTGCAGACCGTGACGGCGTCTCCAGCGGATAACGCGGCGCTGACGGTCGTCGGGTCGACGGCGGGTGTGTTGTCGGCGACGGTGACGTCGCAGTCGCTGCTCTATCATCCCGACGCATTTGCGTTGGTGATGGCCGACCTCCATCGTCCGCAGTCTGGCGCCGAAGCCACGACGGTCCGGTCGAAGGAGTTGGGCGTGAGCATTCGGATGGTGCAGCAGTATCAGATTGGCACGGACAGTGAGCCGACCCGTCTCGATGTGCTGTATGGCTGGGCCACGCTGCGGCCGACGCTGGCTTGCCGTGTGCAGGGTTAAGGACTGACAGGATAAAGGAAGACGCACATGGCAGAAACAACGACGACGATTTCGGCAGCGGTCGGCGCGACCGACCTGACCATTCCGGTGACCTCGGCCACGGGGTTCACGGCGGGCAACTACCTGCGACTGGACAACGAGTTCATGGTGGTGACGGCGGTGTCCGGCACTAACATCTCCGTCCGGGCGCGCGGTGACAAGGGCACGGGTGCGGTCGCGCACAACATCCTTGGCATTGCGAACACGGGACTGGACAGCGATCTGGCGGTGCAGCCGCTGGGACAGGCGACGCAGGTCGACCCCCAGTTCCCGACCATCGTGACCTATTCGGCGGCGGGGGCGATTGCCATCCCGACGCAGAACACGCTGGTGGTGCTGAATGGCGGCGCGGCACGCGCGATGACGCTGGCGGGTCCGGCGAAGGATCAGGACGGGCTGACGATGACCGTGCTGAACGCCTCGGCGTTTGCCCATACCGTGACCTACACGGCCGGGTTCTACGGGGACACCACGTCGAGTGACGTGATTACCTTCGCCGCGAAGGCGGGGGCCTCGTTCATCTGCGTCGCGCGTGGCGGGACGTGGGGACTCCTCGGGCTGACCAACTGCACGATTGCGTAGCACGACCGTGGGGGGCCGATGTGGCCCCTCACGTTTTCTCTCTCTTCGCGCCTGCGGGCGTGCGAAAGGCCAACATCATGAGTCTGGTACGAACGGGCGAAACGGAATACGACCGCGAGATGGAGAAGTGGAACAAGCCGTATGTGTTTGCGCCCTTTCCGGCAATGTTGTATCGCGGTCACCTGCAGAGCAACGGCACCACCGAGGTGCAGGAGCGGGTTGTGCAGAGCGAATCGGACCAGTTGCTGGCGATGGGTGACGGGTGGACGACGTCTCCCGTAACCGCGAAGGCGCGGGTCGAGGCGCGTGAGAACGAGATTTCGCAGGCGGCGGCGGAAGCCGCAGCGGCAGCGGTGAAGATGAGCGGCAAGGCGCAGCGCGAGCGGGCGGTGCGCGATGCGGACACGCACCGGCAGTTGACGGATTAACGATGCCGACCCTCGCGGAGTTGCTACAGAGATCGCGCCTGCGTGTGGACCCTCGCCTCGAGGGGATGGGCGCCGCCGAAATTCGCGCGTTGTTGTCCGGGCGTCACCCTGTGGACGTGGACGCGACGCTGCCGGGTGGCCTTGAGACGCACGCGTCTTTCCTGCGTGGGGCGCGGCCAGAGGGGTCGGTGTCGTGGCTCGACCCAAAGGGGCGAGGCGAGGTGTCTGCGTCTGAAACGCGCGACGACCGCACACTGCGGGCGCGCTACAAGGACGCGGCGATGGAAGTGGCGATGCGCGACTGGTTCGCGTCGCAGCACCCCGACGCGTCGTCGCCGAGGCCTACTCGACGCGGCCTCGGCGTGCGGGGTCAGTATACGGTTCGTTTCTGAGAGAGGGGCGCAACATGAGCTCCGCGTGGACACGCAAAGAAGGTAAGAACCCTGCGGGCGGTCTCAACGCCAAAGGTCGTGCGTCGTATAAAGCTGAAACGGGCGGCACTTTGCGTCCACCGGTGAAGGCTGGCGACAATCCACGGCGCGCGAGTTTTCTGGCGCGGATGGGCAATATGCCCGGGCCGATGACCGACTCGAACGGGACGCCGACACGGTTGGCGTTGTCGCTGACAGCGTGGGGCGCATCAAGCAAGGAAGACGCTCGGGCGAAAGCGGCAGCCATTTCTAAGCGGAACAAGTGACGCGGCAGAAGGGTCCTGAATGACCGCACTCGATCTGATTACGGCGGCGATGAAGCGCATCGGCGTGCTGGATGCGACGGAGTCTCCGACCGGGCAGGAAGCCAACGACGCGCTCGAGCGGCTCAACGACCTCATCGACAGCTGGGGCACGGAGCGGCTGACCATGTATACCTCGTTGCGGACGACATGGTCACTGGTGTCAGGGCAGGCGGCGTATACGGTGGGCGCGGGCGGCGATGTGAACATTGCGCGCCCCATCTATGTCGACGACCTCAAGTTCATTGATACCAGCCAGAGTCCTGCGCTGGAGATGCCACTGGGGCTGTTGACGGTTGAGGCGTTTGCGTCCATCCCGCAGAAGGCGTTGACGTCGACCTATCCGTCCTACGCGTACTACAACCTGACGTATCCGCTGGCGACGCTCACGTTCTGGATGGTGCCGACGTCGAGCACCCTGCAGGGTGCGCTGTATGCGCCCGTGGCGGTAACGGAGCTCGCGCTGTCGGACACGCTGTCGCTGCCGCCGGGGTATCGCCGATTCATGCGTGACACCCTTGCGGTGGAATTGTCACCGGAGTATCAGGTGGAACCCGCGCAAGCGTTGGTGATGAGTGCGATTGAATCGAAAGCGGACATCAAGCGCGCGAATATCCGGTTGATGGACCTGAGCGTGGATGCCATGTGGAAGCCACGGCACGGGCAATACAACATCTTCAGCGACACCGGCGCATAACCGAGGAGTCAGGTACAT